AACAAGAAAAGAAAACAAATGAGGAAAGAATTAAAGGAGAACAAACTGTTTTAGAAAAAAAGTTACAAATGACTTCTGATGCTCTTGGTGCAATCAGTCAGCTTGTTACTGCCTTTGCTGGAGCAGATGAAGCAGAACAAAAAAAGGCATTTAAAATAAATAAAGCTTTAAGCATTGCACAAGCATTAGTTAATACTGCTTTATCAGTAACTGCTGCATTAACTGCTGGTGGTAATCCAATTAAATTAGCTACAGGCGCACAGTTTGTAGAAGCTGGAATAGCTGCTGCTTTAGGTGCAGCACAGGTTGCAGCAATAGCAAAAACTAGGTTTGAATCTTCAGGAGGTGGAGGTTCTTCAGCACCAAGTTCAAGTTTAGGAGGTGCTGCTGGTGGATTAGGTTCACAAGCTCCAGCATTCAATGTGGTTGGGCAATCAGGATTTAATCAAGTAGCACAAGCATTAGGACAGCAGAACAGCACACCAATAAAAGCATTTGTGGTTAGTGGTGATGTAACATCTGCACAAGCATTAGAAAACAACATAATAGATACAGCAACATTTTAAATAAAAAAGCAATGGAAAGAAAAATGGAAATAATTGAACTTCTTCTGGATGAAGAAGATGAAATCACTGGAATTGAAGCAGTAAGCATCGTGGAAGCGCCAGCAATTGAAAGTGATTTTGTAGCACTTAAAAGCCAAGAAATACAACTTGCAAAAGTAGATGATGAAAAGAAAATATTAATGGGAGCAGCCCTTATTCCAAACCGTCCGATATATCGCAAGCAAGGTGAAAAAGAGTATTATGTATATTTTTCTGCTGATACTGTAAGAAAAGCAAGTGAGTTGTTTTTTCAAAATGGCAATCAGAATAATGCAACCCTAGAACACAAAATGCAAGTAAACAATTTAACAGTTGTAGAATCTTGGATTGTAGAAAACAAAGAAAAAGATAAAAGCTCCTTGTATGGTTTAGATGTTCCAGAGGGTACTTGGATGATTTCAATGAAGGTAAATAATAATGAGATTTGGAATGATTTTGTAAAGACTGGCAAAGTAAAAGGCTTTAGCATTGAAGGCTATTTTGCTGACAAAGCAAAGCTAAGTGCAATTGATGCTGAAGAGCAAGAAGCATTAAAAAAGATTGAAGAAATTAAAAACTTATTTACCAAAAAAACAGAATTACAAAGCTTTACAGATTATCCTCAAGCAGTTAGCAACAATGCAAAAAGAGGTAGAGAATTAAATGAAAAGGTAGGCAATAAATGTGCAACTGATGTGGGAAAGATGCGTAGTGCTGACTTGGCTGCTGGTCGTGCTGTAAGTGTAGATACTATAAAAAGAATGTATAGTTTTCTTTCAAGGGCTGGAGAGTATTATGATGAAGGCAACACAGAAGCTTGTGGAACTATCAGTTATTTATTGTGGGGTGGTAAGGCAGCGTTGAGATGGAGCAAAAGCAAATTAAAAGAACTAGGTGAAATTGAACTTGCTTCAATGGTTATTGATGATCAGTTTGCAATCATTGATGATAGGTTGGCATACTCAACACAAGAGAAAGCTGAAGAAATGGCAAGGAATATAGGTTGTAAAGGATTCCACACACACGAGTTTGAAGGAAAGACTTGGTATATGCCTTGTGAGTATCACGTTAAAGATGATATGTACAAACACAAATGCCCAAAGGGTTACAAAAAAAACAAGGAAGGCAAATGTGTAAAAATGGCTGAAATAGGAGAAAGAGGTGGAATTAGAAAAAGTCCTAAAGCTCCAAAGTCAGGGACTCCAAACCCAAATCCAAAAGGCAAAGGCACAGCAAAGGGTGATGCATCTACAAGCAGAGGTGCAAAGGTTAGCAAGAAGGATGAAGCAGCACTACAAAAGAAATCTGATGATTTTAATGAAAGGTATAAAAAGAAACTTGGCTATGGTGTTACTATTGGGCAATTGAAAGCAGTATTTCAAAGAGGTTTAGGAGCATTCAACACTAGTCACAGTCCTAGAATTAAATCACCAACAGCTTGGGCACAGGCAAGAGTGAATGCATACTTGTATTTAGTAAGAAATGGCAGACCACAAAACCCAAAATACACTGGAGACTTTGATCTGTTACCAGCCAAGCATCCAAAATCACCTAAAAACAAATAGAATGAAAACTAAAAGAAGAAAAAAAGAAACACATATTCCAAGTAGAACATCTCCAAAAGGTGGAAGAAGGGGTTGTTTATGTAAAGATGGTAAAAGATACAGTATTTCTTGCTGTGATGGTAGCATTGGAGCACAGGGAATAGGCAAAACACAGGCATAATAACAGTGTTGGGTATAACACTTTGCACTTTTTTTTACATTAATAGTATACAATTACAATTAAAAGTATGAAAGCGACAGAAATTCTAAACAAAATAAAAGGCATAGTTGGTGTAGAACTTGCTGAAGAAACAGTAAATCTTGCTGAAATGAAACTTGAAAACGGTACTGTATTGGTGGCTGAAGAATTTAAAGCTGGTGAAGCAATCTTCATAAAATCAGAAGAAGAACAAATTGCACTTCCAGTTGGTGAATACAAACTAGAGAACGATATGGTTCTTGTAGTTAAAGAAGAAGGGTTAATCTCAGAAATTAAAGAGGTTGAAGCAGAGAAAGAGGAAGAAGAAAAAGAAGAAGTTGAAGCTGCTGACCACAAAGATGAAGAGAAAGAGGAAATGAGATATGTTACCAAAGAAGAATTTAACAAAGCAGTTGATGAGATCAAAGCAATGATTGATGAAATGGGCAAACATAAAGATGAAATGTCTGAAGAAACTGCAACTGAAGAAGTTAAAGAAGAAGTAAAAGAAGAACTTCAAGAAACTGAATTATCTGCAACCAAAGAGGAAGCAGTTGAACCAATAAAGCACAATCCTGAAACTGAGCAAAACAAAAAAGGGAAGTTTTTATTTGGGCAAAAACGTACTGAAACTACAATGGATAGAGTTTTTAGTAAAATAGCTAGTAATTAATTAAAAAAAAGAAAAATGGCGACAACAACTTCAATCACTTCAACTTACGCTGGTGAATTTGCTGGAAAGTACATTTCTGCAGCTCTATTGAGTGGTTCAACAATTGAAAACGGTTTAATTACCGTAAAACCTAATGTTAAGTTTAAAGAGGTTTTAAAGAAAGTAGCAACTGATGCAAACGTTATCAAAGATGCAACTTGTGATTTCACACCAACTGGAACTTTAACATTAACAGAAAGAATTTTACAACCTGAAGAATTTCAGATTAACTTGAATCTTTGTAAAAAAGATTTTAGAAGTGATTGGGAAGCGGTTCAAATGGGTTATTCAGCCTATGATAACTTGCCACCTGCATTTTCTGATTTCATCCTAGCACACGTTGCTGGATTGGTTGCTGAGAAAACAGAGCAGAACATCTGGTCGGGGCAAAATTCCAATGCTGGAGAATTCGACGGGTTCTACTATTTAGCTACTGCTGGTGGTGCTGGAACTGTTGCAGTATCTGGTTCACCCTTAAATGCTTCGAATATTATAGATGAAATGGGTAAGGTGGTTACAGCAATACCTAGCGGCGTTTATGGAAAAGAAGATTTGTATATCTACGTTTCAAGAAAAGCAGCTAAATTATACGTTAGAGCTTTAGGTGGATTTGGAGCTAATGGCTTGGGAGCTGCTGGTGTTAACGCACAAGGAACACAATGGTGGAACAATGGAGCATTATCTTATGATGGTGTTAAAGTTGTTATTGCTTCTGGATTGCCAGATGATTCAATGATGGCTGCACAGAAAAGCAACCTATACTTTGGTACAGGATTACTTTCAGATCATAATGAAGTTAAGTTACTGGATATGAGTGATTTGGACGGCAGTCAGAACTGTCGCGTAGTTATGAGATTCACAGCTGGTGTTCAGATTGGAATTGCTAAGGATGTAGTTATATACGCATAATTAACTTGGGGAGTGTAAAAGCTCCCCTATTTTTAACATTAAAAAAGAAAAAAAAT